CACGGCGATAACGGTTTCCTCGGCCTCATTCCCGGACAGAAGTAAACCGCTCTGCGGGGTGAGGACCAGGCCGTTTGCGATGCCCTTAGTCGGGTCATTGATAAAGACGCTCCCGTTGCGTATGAGGAACCGGCTCTTGCAGTCGTTCACCACAATGCGCTTGAGTTCGTCCTTTACCTTACCGTTACATACCAGGCCCCGGTCATAGACCTTATTTGTGGCGAGGGAGAAATCCCCGATTTCCACGCCAAAGATATTGAGCAGATCGGAAACAATCTCTTTCGCCGTGCTGCCCTTGGCATAGGTCTTGGAAACCTTGGAGTTGAGCCATTGGTCCATAGCGGCGGTTGCTGAGATTTCGGTTATCCACTCGGTATTTTGGTGCTTGTGGTTGCAAGCGCTCACTTGTCCAACGAAAATAGCCCCCACGTCATCCTCGTAGCCTGCATTGAGGATGATAACGTCCCCCCGCTTGATACTCTTGCGGGTACTCTCGGATAGGTTATAGGCTTTGAATTTGGCCGTCTGAATGGTGTCGCTGTCCTCAAAGGGGACCTCGAACTCGAAGTATAGGTTATCCATGTTGTACTTCTTGCTCCCAATCTGGAGACTAGCCTCTCTCATCCAGAAACTCACGCCGTCCCCTCCCTGTCAAAGAGATAGAGCTTGACATCTTCCCCCAGGTTCTCCCACGTCACGGTGTCCACGTCATCCCCGGTGAGGCACAGGGGAATGATGACCGGTAAAGGAAAGCGCTCATCCTCGACGGGTCCGAATAGTGGCCGCCCGTAGCGGATAGGGTCTCCGTAGGCCAGCACTTCTCCAGTGGCCGTCACGGATAGGTCCAGGGTGAAGAAATCGCCAGTGTCGTTGTAGCGGATGGTAAAGGAATAGGTTTTATCGCTGAGCTTCACGGAAAAGGTATAGGGAACCTTGCTCACATCAATGTCGATATACTCAACCTCTTGCCCAAGGTCGATAAGCTGCATGGCCCGTTACCTCCTTCCGTTGTTGCTGGGAGTAGCGCGGGACGTCGGACCTGCGCTACTTTTCGGTTTACTGTTGAAGCTGTTCACATAGGACGCATAGGCACTAGAAGAGATCGTAGTAGAGACGGTCGTTTTTAGGCCGTCTGCTTTGGTTTTCGTTGTCTGTGAGGCCGTCTTTTGGGCCGCCTTAGTAGTGGGTTTGGGCTGCGTAACAGAGGCCGCAGCATCCAGGCCCGCCATTGTAGAGGCCGTTCCGCTGTCCACAGAGCTGCCTAGTGTGACTTGCTTTAGAGTAGCCGAGAACGAGAAGCCGGAGCGGTGCTTCGCGTCATGCGTACTCTGGAGCTGCTGAATGACCAGGTTCTCTATGCGGTTCCTCCCTGTGTAAACAAGGATGTCCCCGGTCTTCCACATCCGCTGTAATGCAGCTATGGTATCTGCGCCGTTGATGGCCGTTCCGCTGATCTGGAAGCTCACAGGCTGAGTAAAAACGTGGTCCTGAATGTTGGAACCACCCTCAATCGGGTTATCGGTGATTGTGCTGCTCCGGCTCACGCTCTCGGAGGTCACTACGCCAGTAGTCAGAGGCTCGAAGCGGACCACTCCGCATTTTCTTCCCTCAAGTGTGTAGATAGTAGCACCCCCTTATGCAAAGCCAGCCTGCATAGCGCGGTCCGTGTAGTCCTGCGCCTGGGCCTCTTGGTAAAGCTCATCGAACAGGGCGCGAAGCTGCTCTTTCAGGTTGGCAACGGTGGAGCTGTCAGCGTTGCCCGCAATCGTGATTTGGACACTGGGCGAGAAACTGAGGCTCCGGTTATTTCGGTTGTTTGTCGTATTGCTGGTATAGGACTTCATCAGGCGGTCGGTCTGGTCCGCCGGGATAATGGCAGAACCTCCGGGAAGGATGGCAAGTTCGCCGCCCTCTTCGTTCATCCACGTGGGGCCGCCCTCAAAGTTATCCGTGCCTCCGGCG